TTCTCGGCAACTTCACCAGCTTCTCCACAAAGTCCAAGTGTTGGATATGTGATTTTACATTCATCTGGATAAATTGCGGTTGATCGTGCAAATTTCTGGTATTCATCAAAAGTCATTTTCTCTCCTGTGCAATGTTAGCTCTACGTTGTTTTCGATTTATGGGGTTTGGAAAAGGTAATGCAGCTATACGTCTTTCCTCATACATCTCCATAAATTCTTTTCGAAAAGCTTTTCCTTGTTCTTCCATTATAGCAAACTTTTCTGATTGGTAAACTTTCATTTCTTCTCCCATTTGTAAAAAATATGATCCTGTATCTCTACAGTCTTAGTCTTGGTTTTAGCCCAATCGGGTTTGACATAATCAGCATGATAGAATAAAGCACCATCTGTGATATCTATAAAAGGAACTTTATGGTAAATTAAAGCTTCTGCAATTTTGAGTAATTTATTATATGTTGTCATGTCTCTTGGTTTATCGCTTTTACCATCACACCACCATGAGAATTGGCACTTGTTTCTGAGAGGTAGAAAGTTTCCATTTTTCTTCCAACTTTCTCTCATTGGGCCTTGTTTTACAACTTCACATATTGTATTAGGAAATCTCTTATCCTTAACACGATTCAGAACAACACTTGATACAGCCAATAAACCAGCAGTTCCTTGACCTCTTGCTTCATGATACATATTGTCTGTTAAACATTTAATTGACGATATATCATAATTAACTTCATTTGCACTTACAGGACTGAAGAATAAAAATCCCGCTAGAATAGCTTCATTTAACATAATAATTACTTTCTTTAAATTTCTTTAGTAGACCACTTTGCATACGATATGCCTCTACTTCCCAAGGTTGGCGCATATAAGAGCAGTTAGTATAATTACGATATTTACCATCCTTACACAACCACAACTGCTTATCTAATTTTTCTGCCATCTTTTTAGTAGCACCTTGCCACACATGTATCATCTCATGGCAGACAGTTTCTATAAACTCTTCTTCACTTAAAGCTTGTTTAATGTCGAGGTAAAAATCACGATTGGTATCACCTTGCAAACACAAACCAGTAGCATCTTCACCCTTCATACTTCTAAGCGTAACATCTACCCAAAGAGTTTTCATACGAGGCATAAGTTCCCCTATACAAAATTCAACTACATCCTCGGCGAGAACACGCCGAGCTTTATAAGAACCATTAACTTCAATGCAGTTTAGTGTAATCACTAAAATACCACCAATGCGGCATAACCCATACCAAGGATAAGCAGTACTGCAAGCGTGTCGCCTGCAACCCTGTTAAACGTAACCATTTTTTCACGAAATGTATTAGGATTTTCCATTATATACTTCCCTTTCCTACTAAGTAAAGAGGGCCTGTCCAATTGATTGGGAAACCACCTTCAAGAACATTACCTCTTGAACCGTTTCTCTCAGGAGCAGACCAACCGGCACACTTCAACAAAGTTCCTTTTTTGAACTTCTTATCATTATCAACATTGACAACAAAACCCCAAGCAGTACCACCATTATTAGTCATAATTTTAGTATACTTAGAACCATTCTTGATAACCCATTCTTCTTTAAACCTTGCCTTCATTTCATCAGACACGTTAAAGTTTTCATAGTCAGCATTTGCAGCTGCAATCATATTCGCAATACCATCTTCAACAGCAGTAAAAGTTTTTTTAATCTCAATAGTCATAATATAGTCTCTCTCTTTGTTTTCTCAGTTTATACCTTAGTATAGACTACAGAACAGAGTTTGTCAAGGGAAATCGTACATTGTAAGTCATTGATTCTAAACGAAAAGTGAAAAAAGATTTATTCTTTTTCGTAATCTTCTGCTGGGCAACCGCAAATTGGACACTGTTCTGTAGGTGATTCGTTACCTTCATGAACGTGGCCGCACTCTGGGCAAATCCACTTATCCATTTAACGACCTTGCCTTGGATCAGGGCCATCTAGTTGCATAAATTCGTCATTCCAAGAGAATGCTTCCTTTATAACTGGTACAGATAGACCTTTATATTTCTTGTGAAGAACCTTATCTTTGGCTGCACATAAAACATCTGCTTCACTCTCATGCAGACCTTCTAACATCTGAACAAACATTGTTTCACGTTTATTCTGATTAATATCAGCATTACCACCTTCCATAAAATGGTAAAGTTTACGAGCTTCATATGCAAGAACAGAATGTTCTGTTCCTTCTGGTGCATCATTACGTGCATAAGGAACATCGCCCTCTGGTAATAACCACTTAATTTTAGGATCAAAAGCAGATTTAAGTACCATGCGAAGTGAGTCGGTATTATGTTCTTGAAGAAAGTTAACCTTATCTTTCTTTGATTTTAGTTTGGAAACCTTGTCTAAGATTTCTGATATTAATAGTTCCATTATTAAAATTCTCCTATGGATTCTGTAAGTGTTTTTAATCTTTGTTTTATAAAGTAGTTTAGTATTTTATTACGACTGTTCTCTGGAGCTTCTTTAAATGTATCCAATATTTCTGTACGTAATTCTTCTGGTGAGCAAGTTAAATCAATTAATGTTTTATTCCTCTGATAGTTTCTTTTAACCTCATCATTTGGAAAACTGCCCTCTATCATTGCAGCTATCTTCTTCTTACTTAGGGGTTTCTGTCGGATACCATCTACAAAAGAATTATCTGGTGAAAGAACATTCGGTACTCCATCACTAGAATCACCTTTTAAAACGTGTTCCTTTAGATAGTCATCTGCATTGAAACCACTAATCATCTTCTTAGTAATAGGACTGTATTGCTTTACATTTGGATATTTCTGTAATTGAATGAAATCTTTGTCACCAGAAAGTATCATAACCTCATCAGAAGATTCTGCACAAAGAGTTGCAATAATATCATCAGCCTCAGCACCATACACTTCTAAGAACTTGTATGGCATATTATTCTTAATTTCTTCTTTGATCTTATTCAAGCAACCAAAGATATTATCCCAATCTTTAGTATCCTTTTCTCTTCCCTTTCTGCGACTATGTTTATACTCTGGAAAATAATCACGCCTCCAGTAATGTCTCGAATCATAACATAAGACAAGCTCTCCAAACTCAGACACAAATCTTGAACGATACATACGTAATGAATTGAGAATCATATGGCGTACTGTATTCTCATCTATCTGTTTTTCTTTCTGAATATGCAAATGCATCATAATACTTGCAAGAGAAATTTGGTTCATATCAACTAAGATCATCATCAGGCTCCATTACTGCATTATAACTTGCAATCATATCATCAATAGTATGTTCATCTAATTCACAAAATGGAGTATTATCTGGATCAATCAGAAGATCAGTAGTCATATCCATTACTACTTGAAGGGGGTGATGTACGCCATTTGTTTTTAATATTGACGATTTTATCGTTTCTTGCATAAAAGTAATATCCTTAATGAAAGATTTTTCACTAGTATCTATTCCATTTTCTACAAGGATAGATAAGATAGACATCAAACAAGTAGAAGTAATTTCATCACAAAATGCAAGTTGCTCCGCCATTACAATTTGATCTTCTGTAGGAGTATTTATTGTTCTCCTCCAAGGGCCTCGAATTATATCAGCAGATGGTATTTCTTCGTTCACTCTGTCATCCCTTCTTCCCAAACCATACCTAAGTCTGGATAAAATGTTCCAATGTCTCGTTTAGGTTTACCTATGTTTGGGCCATACCAATAGTATCCAAGTCTAACATTACGACTACGAATCTTCTTCTCTTGGTACTCACCATAGAACATACAAGTCCAATCACCATGCTTGAGATAACTCTGCATTTCTCTTACATAACCTTCATGGTCTGCAAGTTTTGCAATTGCACCTTTAATATCTTTCTTCACATTTGCACGTTCAGAAGAAGCAAGTTCTTTCTGAGTCTTCATCCATTTCTTAATCTTATCAGGATGTAACTGATGGTCTATAGATAAATCCCATAAAGACTTATGAATATTACCTTTACCATAAGAAGGATCAGCAGATGCTTTCTTCTCTCTTGCCTTTGCAAGACGTTCAACTGCAGCTGCCTTCTGCTCATCAGACATGGGTTTACGTTTCTTTCTAGTTTTAGGAGCTTTCCATTCACTGTTATCTGTGATTGAAGTGATTCTCTTTCTAGCCATAATAATATTTATCCCTTAAAATAAATTACAAAACCATTGATGAATATTGCAACTGCTACCGCATTTACAACTATCAATGCACGATCATTCCACTTAATAGAAACCCACAACCAACCAGCACACCCAAGAAACTGTAGAAACATATTCCAAGGATACAAGTCATTTGTTGTAGCAATCATTGCAAGAACAATGATGATAGATGATATCCACTTAACATACCATACTATTTCGTGGTGTTCTTTTAATGGTGTAGAAGTTTTAGTGTCATGCACCATTAATAACCATGTTCTTCCATACGTTTCTGTATTGATTTTGCTTCCCTACGGATAGCAGCGGCCCGTGACCTTCTACCTTTTTCACCTTTAGTCATGTGAGATTCGCGTTCTCGTAATTCGTTAAAAAGGCCATCCTGTTGGAGTTTCTTTTTTAAAATCCTTAATGCCTTTTCAACATTATTATTTCTAACTTCAACTCTCATTTAAAATGCCCAACTTACTAGAGCGATTGCGGTGTTAATTACTACAATACCGCCTATAATTGTTAAACCTATTATCATCTTCCTATATCCTTTATACTATTTTTACTGATTACTTGATATGCACCCTTATTATAAGCTGGTGCAATCGTGAAATTGTGATCTATCACTTTTTTCTTTGGTGCTAATCCAACTGGAATAACATTAGACATTGGTGACAAATCAGGTTGGTGGAGATGGACGGGATCGAACCGACTACCTCCTGCTTGCAAAGCAGGCGCTCTCCCAAATGAGCTACATCCCCTCATCTTCTTGAGAAACTTTTCATGTTCAACCTCTGCTTTAAGAAGAGATTTAGATTTCTTTGATTTTTTGCGTTTACGAGTACTGGTTGTACTAAAATAAACTGGTAATAGATG